TGTGGGCCTGACCGCTACGCCGTGGGCGAAGGGCATGGGAAAAATCTGGGATGATCTGATCGTCAGCGTCACCACACAGGAACTGATCGACCAAGGCCATCTGTCCGATTTTAAAGTTTTCGCGCCGTCCCATCCTGATCTGCGCGGGGTCAAGACGGTGCTGGGCGATTACGAAACCAAAGGGCTGGGGCAGGCGATGGACAAGTCTGCGCTGGTGGCGGACATAGTTTCGACTTGGCTCGAGAAGGGCCAAAACCGACCGACCCTGTGCTTCGCTGTTAATCGCGTCCACGCAAAACACATCCAGAGCCAGTTCGAGGCTGCGGGCGTGGCGACAGGCTACGTCGATGCTTACTCCGACAAAAATGAGCGGCGCGAGGTTGCGGCTAAGTTTAGGTCCGGCGAGATTAAGGTTGTTTGCAATGTCGGCGTCCTGACCACGGGAGTCGATTGGGATGTGCGCTGCCTGATCCTCGCCCGTCCGACCAAATCCGAAATTCTTTACACGCAGATCATCGGGCGTGGGCTTCGCACTGCGCCGGGCAAGGATTACTGCCTGATCCTCGACCACAGCGATACCACGCTCAGGCTGGGATTTGTCACGGATATTCATCACGACGAGCTGGACGATGGGCATAAATCGCAGGCACTCCGCGAGAAGGCGGTGGTCCTTCCGAAAGAGTGTCCGAAATGCGCTTTCGTGAAACCGCCAAAGGTCCACGTTTGTCCATCATGTGGATTTAAACCTGAAGCAAAAAACAAAATAGAAAACGAGGCCGGCGAATTATTGGAATTAACGCGCGGCAAAAAATTAAAGGCTTCCAAATATTCCATGAAAGAAAAACTGGATTTTTATTCTGAGCTTTTGCGCTACGCGAAGGACAAGGGCTACGCTGACGGTTGGGCGTATTATTCCTACAAAGATAAATTCGGGGTCGCTCCAACAATTAAACCGATGCCCGCAATTTCCGTGTCGCCAGCTACTGCGTCATGGATTAGGCACCGCAATATCGCCCGCGCTAAGGCTCGTGAGAAGGCGAAGGTGCCAGCGTGAAAATTACAGACGTTGCGCGCGGCCATTGGCGGCAGCTGCTGCCGAGCTTTGGCTATCATCCACCTATGAACCCACGGTCCCACGGTCCATGCCCTATGTGCGGGGGCAAAGATCGGTTTCGATTTGATGATCGGGACGGTACTGGCTCTTGGCTATGCAACCAATGCGGCCATGGCGACGGCTTCGATTTGGTCCAACGGCTCGTTGGCATTCAGTTCCTTGATGCCCGGAAACAGATCGCCGGCATGCTTGGGGTCAAGTTAGAATACAGAAACGACGGTCCATCGCAGGATTCGAAGGATAGACAGGCCATGCAGGCCGTCTGGCAGGCTTGCAGACAGCCGACAGATACCTCTACGGTGGGTAGGTACCTGAAACGACGCGTCGGGTGTCTGTGGCCTTCTAATAGCCTTAGAGAGCATGCCGCATTATGGAACCCAGCTACACGGTCCCGCATGCCTGCTATGGTCTGCATGATCGCCGGTCCAGACGGGCGGGCAGCGAACCTTCACTGCACGTTTCTCACACCTGATGGGCGCAAGGCTGAGGCCGAGCCTGTGAAGCGGGTTATGCGCGGTCCGTTGCCAGAAGGGTCTGCGGTCCGTTTGGGTAAAGCGGTCCAGACGATGGGCGTGGCTGAAGGGATTGAGACGGCTATCGCTGCGTCGATCCTGCATAAAATGATCCCGGTATGGGCCACCGTAAACGGGACCATGCTGGCTAAATGGTCCCCTCCCCCCGAGGCGGAATCCATTTTAATTTTTGCTGATAATGACGAGAATTACACGGGACAGGCCAAGGCTTATCAATTAGCGAACAGGCTTTCGGTCCAATTTAAAAAATCATGCGACGTAATTATTCCAGAAGGTGCAGGCCGGGATTTTGCAGACATTTTGCAGGCGCGTTTGGATTGATTTGGTCCATCGGTCCATCGTCATTTGGTCCATTTGGTCCGCTGGGCTTTGGTCCATTGGTCCATTGGTCCATTGGCCCATTTTAATTTTTTGGTCCGCGCCCAATTTTAAAATTCAAAAATAAAAAATAATTTTTCAAAAACAAATCGCGGCGATTTTTTTTCAATTTTCAGGCAAAGAAAAACCCCGCGCCGTAGCGCGGGGCCTTGGTTTAGTGTCCTTTTGGCGGCGGCCTTGGCTTTAGAAAGTAATGCCAAGCAAACCATGTAAAGAAGAAAAGGCCGGCGAAAAGAATCCGAATGATAAGCCGGGCGGCTAGTTTCATTGGACTAGGCCGCGCGGCGCTTGGCGGGCGCTTTGGCGGCCTTTCGCCAGTCTTGAATGACAAAGCCCGACTCGTCGCGCTTGGCCTTCCGGCCTTTCGGCGAAAGCCCGACAACGACTCCCCGCGGGTCTAAATGCCGCAAATCATGGGAGTCGCCGTCTATTACGCGGAAGCCATGCCAGCGGCGCGGAAGGCCGCCCGCAAAGACTATCGCCACGTTGAAGCCTTCCGCTAATAGCTTTAAAGCTTCCGATTCATTAGTTTCCGAACGGCTAAAGGTTAAGCTATAGTTAGCCGGCCAATGCGCGGCGGCTTGCTTCCGCATGCGGCCCGGATTCTTTGTATAATCCACGAATTGAATCCAATGAAAAAGCGCCATTAGATTCCGATAGCGCCCGGCGGCTATGGGGCGCTTTACTATGCGCGCGATAGCGGCGGCTTGATCCGGGCTTAGGTCTATTCCAACGCCTTCAAAAGCAATGTCGCTTGAACCATTAGGCCGGGCGCATAGCTTAAGGCGCTTCCGCTTGGCGGCCTTAATCGCTAGCGCCGTGGCCCTTACCATGTCCCACATATAAGCCGGGCGGCTTGTCATAAAGCGCCGCGCCTTTTCAATCCGGCTAGCCCGGACGGAGTTAATATCAGAGTCATTGGCTACCATAGCCGCCTGACCAGACTCCCATCCTAAGCAAGCCGCCAAGCAAGCCGGGCTGGCATGCGCGCAAAGGTTAGCGCCCGACAATGAGCCGGGCGCTAGATAGTGAATCGCGTTTAAATAGCCGTAGCCTTGCGCCTTTATGGCCTTTGCGGAGTCTAGGCTGTAAATCCTATTTTGCATTGCTTCGCCTTTCATTGCTTCACAAGCGCGGCTTTGGCGCTTGGCGATACGGGCGGCCAAGCCGCCCGCACTAGCCAAGAGTCAATCTTTGGGCATGGCGCAAGGGTCTATAAGCGCCAAGCCTAGCCGGATTGGCGGCCCTTCCCATGATACCGGATCGCCACGTTCGCGCATGATCATTGCCACATGCGCGGCGGCCTTGCGCGTGGCATAGCTTGAAAGGTGGCCCCATTGGCCGCCCTCGGGCTTATATTCAAGCCGCCAACGCAAACGCGGCGGCGCGGCCTTATCTTTTAGAATTAGCCAATGAGTGCGCATTGCGTGACTCCTTTATTCCACCTTAGCAATAAGGCCGCCGCGCATTGTGACGCGCGCGAACCATTCGCGCCCGACTCGCGTGATATGCGGGCGATTAGCTACAGTTAAGATTCCATCGGGCCGATATTCGGGCCCGAATATACTTGTTTCGATATAATCCAGCGGCTTGCCAATGCTTTCCTTACAAGCCTTCTTTGAAGGGTAAACGGCTATAAGAGTCATTGCTTTGTTCCTTTCATTGCTTCAACGGCGCTTTTCAATTCAGACAAGCGCCGCCAATAGATAGCGGCGGCGCTTAGGTAACCGGCGGCGCTATCGAAGCGCCCGGCCTTGGCGGCTTGCGCCGCCTTGACCATTGCGGAGTCATATAGGCTTTGGGCTTGCGCGAAAGTCATGACTCGGTCCTCGCCGATTGTTCCTCAATCGCGCCGTTCATTAAGCGCGACTCGGGCCCGTGTCCCTCGTTTATCCAAAGGACGGCGCAAGATGGATAAGCGTTAATGCATTGTTCCTCAGCGTGGGCGTCATCGTCGGCGTGGCATTGGAAAAATTGCCAGAACAAATTATCTTCGGGGTCTGTGTAGATGACGGTGTAGGGTTGCATAATGTTCTTCCCCATCTTTTCAAGGTTAAGTTGTGGTGAATTAGGGGCGCGCGTGGCGCCCCTACTAGCCAAGAGTCACGCGCGATAAATCACGGGCGCCACATACAATTCGCGCGGCGCATTGCGTGTAAGGCGCTTCACGATTGCGTCGCATTGCTTATTGCTGCGAAGCTTGCGGCCTAATTGCTTAGAATAAGCGCGCCCGCTCCACTCGCGAATCTCCCACAATGTTTTTTTCCGCATGCGAATGATTCCCATAGCTTTTGCTCCCATTGCTTAAACAAGCGCGGCATGGCGCTTGGCGATAGGGGCGCGCGTGGCGCCCCTACTGGCCAAGAGTCACGCCTTGCGGCTTGGGAGAACGGTACCGCAACAACG